GGCTCGACACCGCCGCGTCCCTTCTTCCGCCCCACGATCTTGCGCGACGCTCTGGCATGGACAAAAACCGCAGCAGAAGGCGCTCGCGCCGTTATTAGGGGAAACGCCACCATGACGCAGGTTATGGAAGCGATAGGTCAGCAGGCCGAAGCAGGTGTTGCTAAAAGCATTGAAGAAGTTACAACGCCACCGCTTTCGCCCGTAACTATTGAGCTGCGCGCCATGAAACAGCGCAACCCCAGCCTGGTGGTAACCGCGCAAACCGTCGGCCAAGCCGCGGCACGTGTGAAAGCTCCGGGATATAAACCACCCACCGGCATTTCCACAAAGCCGCTGAACGATACCGGCCTGATGATAGAAACCCTCACAAGCGTAACGGAGACGACCTCATGATACCTGGCGCAAACATCCTGAAGATGGCGCAGCAAGTAGTCGCACAACAGGAAATCCAGTATTTCCCATTCAAATCCCGGGCAGAAAATGAAATCGGCCAGGATGTTTCAAGCTATTATCCTGCAAAACGCTTGCGGGGCAGCGTCCAGCCAGTACCACGCACAATGCTAGTGCAGCTTGGCCTAGACATTCAAAAAAACTATGTGAACCTTTATGTTTCGCGCGAAGTCATTGATGTTCAGCGCGATGTCGCCGGAGATCAATTCATTTTTAAAGGCGATAAATACAACTGCCTTTCCCGCACCGCTTGGCATGGCATAGATGGCTGGGATCAAGTTATGGCCGTGCAGGTGCCGAATGCTGGATAATGAGCTTATCAAACTGATCCGCGATACCATTATTGAGATTGAAGCAACTGCGGGTATCAACGGAACCCCGATCAAACAGGCATTTCAGCCGACGCAACAGGGCGTAAATACCGAGCCAACGGCATATATCTATAAAATTGGCGACCGACGCTATGGATGGCCGCAGCGCAAAGATGTCTGGGATGACACCAAAAATGTGATGACCCATACGGAAATGCAACAATATGAAACCACTTTTCAAATCAGCGCGCTTGCCACGCAAGACCCAAAGAACCCATCGCAGTACACCGCGTCCGACACACTGAACCGTATCGCCTACATTTTACAGAGTGATGAATGCATTAACGCATTTCAGGCTCGGGGCGTTGGTATCGAGCGCGTTATGGATATACGAAACCCCTATTTTACCGATGACCGGCAGCGTTTTGAAGCAAATCCGAGCTTCGATTTCATCCTTACCCACAAACAAGCGATCAGCAACCAGATCGGCTTCGTCAAAGACAAAGAATTCAAAGTTATAACCGTTTAAGGAGCAATTATGGCTATTTCGCAAAGCCGATACGTCAATATCGAATCCGGTGTCGGCGGTGGCAATGTCGTCTCCCGCCGCCAGCTTGGTGCCCGTCTGTTTACGACCAATCCACTTGTGCCGACCAGCGCACAGATCGAGTTTAGTACCGCATCGGATGTTGGTAACTACTTCGGCTTTGCTTCTGCAGAATACCTGCGCGCGATATTTTACTTCGGCTGGATCAGCAAACTCATTACCACACCTCAGAAAATCAGCTTTGCCCGCTGGTCGAGCGTTGCGAATGGCTCGACAATCTATGGCAAGGTCGCAGCCTATACGCTGAGCACCTTCACTGCGATCAGCGCAGGCGATTTCACGCTTACCATGGGCGGGTTCACCACACATATTACCGGCATCAACCTTTCGTCTGCCGCCAGCCTTGCGGCTGTAGCCGCCGCCATTCAGACGAAGATTCAGTCCATCACCGCCAACGGAGTGGCATGGACCGGCGCAACAGTAACTTATGACCCCACGCGCAGCTGCTTTGATTTAGTAAGCGGTGCCACCGGCGCCGATACGATCGCAGTTATCGCTGGAACCACCACTGATGTGGCCGCCCCACTTGGTTGGCTCACCGGAGCCATTCTATCGAACGGGCAGGGCGTGCAGTCCATTACGGCGGTGCTCGATGCATCTGCGGCGGCAAGCAACAACTTCGGTTCTTTCGGCTTCATTCCTACGCTAACGCTGGCGCAGGTCACGGAAGCAGCGACATGGAATGACAGCCTGACTCCGAATAACCAGTTCATGTATTCCGTTCCGGTATCCGCAGCTAATGCCTCAGCATGGCAGGCTGCGCTTGTCGGCATTGGCGGTGTCACGCTGACGCTTGCCCCGATTTCGGCAGAATACCCCGAGATGGCTCCCATGATGATCCTTGCAGCGACTAATTACGATAACCGCAATAGCGTGCAGAATTACATGTACCAGCAGTTCAATCTTACCCCGTCGGTTACTACTAATACCGATGCCAATACGTATGATGCGCTGCGCATCAACTATTACGGCCAGACTCAGGCAGCGGGTAAGCAGGTAAACTTCTACCAGCGCGGCTATATGCTCGGCCTCGCCACCGACCCATCCGACCAGAATACTTATGCCAATGAGATCTGGCTTAAGGACGCGATGTCTTCATCGATCCTGACCGTTCAGCTTTCTCTGGCGCAGATTCCAGCCAATTCATCAGGTCGCGCCATCCTTTTATCAACCGTGCAGCCTGTCATAAACGAGGTGCTGGACAACGGCACTATTTCCATAGGAAAGCCGTTAACAACCGCGCAGCAGCTATATATCACCAACGCCACCGGTGACCCGCTTGCATGGCAGAAAGTGCAGAATATCGGTTATTGGGTGGATATTCAGATCGTTCAATTCACAAACGCCGCTGGAACCAGTGAATTTAAGGCAGTTTACACGCTGATTTACAGCAAAGACGACGTTATTCGCCTTGTCGAAGGCACGGACGTGCTGATATAACCTCCCTCGAAAAGGATTAACAAATGACCGACATTACCGGCTCTGGCATCCGCATATCGCTGATCGCCTCAAACACTTACCCGGCAGGCATTACGCTGACTCAGTTCGCGGATGATGCAGATCCTTTCGACGTGCCGAGTATACGCATTGCTGATACAGCCATGGGCGTGAATGGTGATATGGTATCGTGGAACCGTCCTGTGCAGATTCCTGTGACGCTTAACATGGTTCCTAACTCCGAAGACGACCTTAACCTCGAAGTGCTGGCCAATGCCAACCGCGTCGGCAAAGGTAAGGCAAGCGCAGTGGATGTCATCACGCTGACGGCAGTTTATCCCGATGGCCGCATCAAAACCGCTATCAATGGCAAAATTACCGACTATTTACCTGCCTTAAGTGTAGCCGGAACCGGACGAATCAAAACGCGGCCTTATGCCTTTGCCTTTGAGTCGATGGCATAATATATGAACTTCATCGCCCCCAAAGAGATCACTATCGAAGATGGTGAAGGAAAGCCGCGCACGTTTATTATTTCCAAGTTTCCTGCCATAGCCGGACGCGAAATCGTTGCCAAGTATCCTACCAGTGCTTTGCCGAAGCTCGGTGAATATGCCGTGAGCGAAGAAACCATGCTCAAACTCATGGCCTACGTTCAGGCTGTGATGGAAAACGGCAATCCCATAGCGCTTACGACCCGCGCATTAGTTGATAATCATGTCAGTGATTGGGAGGTTCTCGCCAAAATCGAAATGGCGATGATGAAATATAACTGCTCTTTTTTTCAGAAAGAGACCCTCTCCGCTTCCTTAATCGAAGTGGTGGAGAAGGTCATGCAGAGGATTTTCGTAATGTTGACCCCCTCATCGGAACAATCATCGCAAACGGCAGGGCAACCCTCCACGAACTCAGAACCATCTATTCTTTAGAGGATGCCCTCATTTTGTGGGAAACGATTGTTATTCCCAAATACAATGAGTGGCTATCGGTAGAGAACAGCAAGAAAAAGGGCAGGTAGCATGACTATTCTAGATACCTTCTATCTGCTGTTTAAATCAGATGCGAAGGGGGCGCAGGCCGATGTAACCGCACTCGGCAAGCAAATCGACCAGTTGGCTGCCAAAGGTAAAAAAATCTCAGAAGACGAGCTGAAACAGCTCAAAGAACTAAGCAAGCAGCGAAATGAGCTGATAAAGCAGATAAAAGAACAGGGCGAACAGGCCAAGGAAACCGGAAAGGCCTTTGTAAACCTAGCCGAGGCCGCCGCAGGCGCTGTAACGGCGGTGGTTTCATT